CTAAAAACTTACTTAAAGTAAAAAAATTCTATGATGCTGAATATGAAGTGATTGATTTTGATATTGATGATCACGAAATAGTAGTTGATGGTAGATCAGAAACAGTTCAAATGTTATCACAAGTATGGATTGAACATAAAGGACATAAAGTAAAGGTTGGTAGTGGTTGGACTCAAGATCAACGTTTACAGTATATGGATGGTTCAATTGTAGGTAAAACAATTACAGTTCAGTATTTCGAAGAAACTAAAAACGATAAAGGTGGGATTAGTTTAAGATTTCCTACAGTAAAAATTGTACATGGAGAAAAAAGAGAATTATAATATGAAAATAAAAATAAACCCTAAAATAAAAGAACTAATAGGCCCAGAAGCATTTTTAGCTTGGCTATCAAATCGAGATAATGCTTTATCACTATATAATATGGGTGATGTTGCAGGTAGATGGATTGAAAAAATTATTGAGCAGAATGAAGGTGATGGTGTAAATGAATCAACAAATCAAAATACACATGGCCATGATGTTAAAAGAAATGGTAAAAAAGGTGAAATTAAAACCACCTCTACAAAAGTTACCACTAAATCAACTCAAAAACATCGTACTTGTTATATGAAAATAGGTGGGCTTGAGGATAAGAGAGGTAAAACTGATGAATTTATTATTTTTGATAAAGTAAATTTTCATAGGTTTTGTATTCCACATGATGTGTTTTTTAGTGAAGGAGATTTTTATGGTGAAGGTAGAACACTATCATTCAGATGGTATGCAGATTATGATGAAGATAAAACATTTATTAAAACAAAACGTAACTTATTAGATGATGGAACATATAAACTTAGATCCAAAAAAATGTCTAATAATACAAAATTATTAAAAAAATATCAAATTTTAAACTAAATTACATATTTATGCTACAGACTATTAAAAAATCAACTATGAAATACAAAATGATACCCTGTTCATCATGTGGTGAACCAATGCCTGAATTAAGGTTAACTCAGTATGGTTATGATTTTTGTGTTACTTGCTCTGAAAATGGTAAGGGTCAAGGTAAAAAACACGGGATCCCTGTTATGATGGGTGAAGGTGATCACACTTGGATTGAAACTGTCATTATGGATGATAAACAATTTGAAGCATATCAGCGTAATGAAAAAGCGTTAAAGGATCTCCCTAAAACAAATAAGGCAGAAATGCTAAATATGGATAAAGAGGAGAGAAATTTAATAGGGCCTCTTACAATTAAAGACGAGAATGGCAAATAAGAAGAAATTCTTAAGTAAGGAACAAATAGTTGCAGCTCAAGCCAAAACATTATCTAATATGGCTGCGGCAAGGTACCTTCATGTTTCATACCAGCATTATAAGAAATACGCTAAAATGTATAACTTATTTGAGCAACATAAGAACCAAGCTGGTAAAGGCATCCCTAAATTTTTAAATGGTCCTAAAAAGATGCCTCACATGATGGAAATAATTGAAGGTAGAATAGCTGCTTCTTCATTTGATCCTGCAAAACTTAAGTATGCTCTTATAGAACAGGGATATTTATTAGACGAGTGTACTGTGTGTGGTTTTAAAGAAAGGCGAGTACTTGACTATAAATCGCCGTTATTACTGCATTTTAAAGACAATAACAGTAACAACTACAGTTTAGACAATATAGAGCTACTGTGTTATAATCATTATTTTTTACAAGTTGGAGACGTATTTAATAAACAAGACGTTAAACAAATTGAATCAAAACAAGAACAATATAAAACTACAGAAAAAATAGAATGGGAAGTAGATGATTATCATTTACAACGTTTGAAAGAATTAGGATTAGACGATGATGAGGATGACGTAAACCAATATATTTCCAGAATATGAGAAAAATAAAATCATTAAACAAGAAACATCATAAGATAACTCGTGATTACGATAAACAAAAAAGTAAACACGTAGAAAAATTAACTGATAAAATGCTTAAAAATGATGAAAAAGCCCAACAATTAAAATCTAAACAGATAAAGGGTGATTTTCTAAAAAACTTTTAATATGAATACATTACGAAACTTATTTGTATGCTGTTTAGCAGTATTATTTTTATCTGCTTTTAAGGAATACAAAAGATCAATAATGCCTATAAGCCATGTTATTACATTACCAATTAAAACTATGATGCCTCTAGATATTGACCATTTAGAGACACCTGAATTTGAGATTAAACCAACATCACATCAACAATTTTTAGATGCTATTGGACATAGAGAATCAAGTGGTAGATATGATATTGTTAATAGCTATGGTTACATGGGTAAATACCAATTTGGTAAATCAACTCTTAAAGGGTTAGGAATTAAAACAACTAAAGAAGAATTCTTAAATAATCCTGAATTACAAGAACATGCAATGCATGAGTTATTAAAACATAATAAGAAAAAATTAAAACGTTTTATTGAAAAATATGATGGTGAAGTAGTACATGGAGTATTAATTACTGAATCAGGTATTTTAGCAGCAGCTCATTTGGCAGGACAAGGAAATGTTCGTAAATTCTTTAGAAAAGGATACGAATTTAAAGATGGTTATGGTACTACTATGACGTCTTATATGAATCAGTTTAGTGGTTATCAATTAAATTTATAATATGCACGTTTGGCCTCATACATTACAAGAAGATCATTTAAATAATTTTAAACAATATGGTTATATTCATTTACAAAACATGATACCTAAATTTGTTTTAGATGATTTACGTAAAAGATCTATTGATTTAAAATTAAAATATCAAGATAAAGAAGGAGAACCTAGACATAATGGCTCAGGTACATTTTGGAAAGGGTTAGAATTAGCTAGTACATTAGATCCTAATTTATGGAAATACTACACAGCTGATATGATGTATGTTTTATCTAGATTGTATTTAGAATCTGAACCTTATTTATTTAATGATCAAGTTGTAGTTAAAATGCCTGGAGAACAATTTCACTTTGATCCTCATTTTGATAATCAATTTGGACCTGATGTTCAAGGGGCATTAGATGGTAAATTCAAAACCATAAATTGCTGTTGTATATTAACTAATATGCCTGAAGAAACAGGCCCTTTAATGTGTAAAAATACACTTACAGGTGATTATGATTCATTACCAGCTGAAGCAGGTGATATAATTATAATCGAGGGTAATACACTACATGCTTCAAATGAAAACAAATCAGATAGAGTAAGAGCATTATATGCTTGTGTTTATTCAAGTAAAGCGATAGGTAACTTTGATAAAGGATATTATAATGAGAAATTTAAGGGATATGACAATTAGTACAAAACAATTATTTAATAATATGAGTGATGAAGACTTTATGATAGTACATGAAGCAGGTAAATTAAAAGAATTCTGTGATGCTCTATCAATTGATCTTCAACCTAAAAAAGACGATGAAAGATTCGAAGCCTAAATTACAGACTATAGAAGTTACCTTACAAGAACGTATGGCTGCTACAAGACCTAATGTGTATAAAAATAGAAAAAAATACACAAGAAAAGAAAAACACCCGCATAAAAATTTGGATACCTGAGGGAAAGGACGTATATTTACAGAGTAAATAAAAATAAAGGTTATGAAAGTAATAGATGGTATGGTTTGGTGTAATGAAATAGAAAAATGGGTTACACCAGAAGAATATAAACAATATTGTGAGCCTAGCTTCGATTGGGATAACGAAGTTTTAAACGCAAGATAATATGGCACTTTGGCATTTCACAAATTTAAATAAATACGGAAATCCTAGAAGTAGGATATTTCATAGACCAGATGGTGAAGCATTTAGTTTTAACCCAAATGGTTTTGGTTCATTTGTAGCAGTAAGAAGATACAAATATGAGTATGAGCATCCTGTTATGCCTCCTACTATATTAGAATTGAATGGTAAAACATATTTAATGCCATTATGGAAGGAAGTAGTTAAAGGTACTACTATAAATGATATTGAATGGATTAAACCTAAACCAAAGAAAAAATCAGAAACTATAGTAGTAGAAACACCTAGTTCAAAAGGTGATGTTATTTATAAAACGAGATTCTATCCTGATTCAGGTAATTATACTTGTAATTGTCCAGGTACATGGAGAGCAAAGGATAGAATGTGTAAACATATTATTAAACTTAAAAGCGAAATAGAAAATGGCAAAAGATAATAGATACGTAGTTACATTTGAAGCATATGTTTATGCAGAAAATGATTATATGGCTAGAAAAAAATCACATGCAGTTAATGATTCAATTAATGCTATAATGAATGTTCAAGATTCTGAAGTAACAGATATTGTTGAGCAACCATTTGGTACTATGGGTAATAGAAAACTGGATGACATTTCAAAACCAATTAAAAAAGATAAAGATGAGCCACTCCCATTCTAAATATATGGATTGCTGTATTTGTGGAGCACCAGTAACTGATATGTTTGGGCATAACCCAGAACCAGTAGTATCAAAAGGTAGGTGCTGTACACAATGTAATTTTAATATTGTTATTCCAGCTAGAATGTCTCAACTTAAAGATAGTTATGGATATTAAAAAAGGTGATTGGATCATTATTGATGATCATATGCGTAAAAAATGTTTTGGTAAAACAGAACGAGGTAATTATTTAATAAAAATGTATGGTAAACTAATGCAAGTACCACACAATAGAGTTTATAAAGCAAATTATGGAAAATAGAGGTAGGCCAAGTGAAAATACAGTTAAACCTACTAAATGGGTTTTAGAAACTGGTGATATGAGTTATTATTATGATGTTAAGAAAAACCCAAATGGGTGTTGGAAAACAGTAAGTCATGATACAACTAAATATCCTAAGCCAAAAATTGAACAAAGAATGTATGGTAAATCACCTGTTGTAATGGTATTTAAAACATCAAATCGTTCTAATGCTAAAACAAAAATGAAAGTATTTAGAAAAAATATTGATTATGTTTTAACAGCTAAAAAATTACCTGGCGTACCAGAAATAGCTGAAATATTAGAAGTAGGAGTTGGTAAGTCATTCATTGATAAATGGAAACAAAAATATAACTTAACTTAACCTTTATATATTTATAATAAACAAAAAAAGTTTAATCAATACAATTAATTATGTTAAAAATTATAGGTCTTATAGTAGTATTAGTAGCAGTAGGAGCGGCAATTTATTATTTCGGTTTCTACAAGAAAGGAAAAATTAACGATAGAGATGGTGATTTTATTCCTGACGAAATCGAAGACGCAGTAGAAGATGTTAAAGATGGAGTTAAAGAAGTAAAACGAAGAGCTAAAAACGTAAAAAAAGAATTAAAAGACGTTGTTGATGCAGCTAAAGAATTAGGTAACCAAATGGGAGACGTTGGTTCAGCTGTTAAAGGTAAAAAAAGACAAGGTCGTAAGAAAAAATAAAAACATGAGCAAATATAATCTATCAGATTTACTTAATGAGTACATAGGTGGAGGCCGAATTGGTACTTTAGAAATATCATTCAAAGATCTACAAGATAAAATGGATGAACTTGAAAAATCAGACAAGGTAATTGTTAGAACATTATCTGGTCCTTCTGGTGATGGTAAAGTAAATAGAGAATTCGAAGTTGTAGATAGAGATTCAGCTGTAGCTGGAGGTAATAAGCAAGAAAGAGGATTTACTGTATATGATTATAAATTTGGATTTGATCCTGCTAGTGAAGATGAATTTATGAACGAATACCCATTTAGTGTTGGTGGAAATGATCTAAAATTAGCTATGGAGTTAATAGATGGAGTTAAACCATATGGAGTAAGAGAAGATTTATTTAGCAAAGATGGTGGTAGTGAAGATAATGTTGATAACATTGATAAAGTAGCAAGCCCAAGTGCTAAAGGCAAAGGATATAGTTCAGCTATAGGTTCAGAACGTAGTGAAGATAATAAAGAACAATCTGATATAACTCAAACAACAAAACCAATGTACGAAAATAAAGAAAAAGATCTTATTAATGCAATGAGATTTCATTTAATGAGCTATGATAAAGGAATTATCGATAAAGATGATTTAATTCAAGCTATGGAAGAATTAGCATATGGTGATATCAAAGCACCAGGTATGAAAGAAGATAATGATCCATCAGGTGCTGATTTAGAAGGAGACCCAGATGAAAAAGTAATGGGTGAAAATGGTGATGTTGAAGATTATGCTGATGAAATAGCAGAAGCAGATAATGTAGAAATAACTACAATATTAAATAATGTAAGAAAACATTTAGTTGATAAATTTGATCGTAGATACAGTAAACCAGAATTTGATTTATACATGGATTCCTTAGAAAGAGATATGAGACGATCTGAAAAGGAGCTTATGGATGTTAAATCTATGTCAATGGACGATCATGAAGCTGATTTTGAAGATTACATTAGAGATAGATATGAATTAGAAGAAAATCAATCATTAAAAGAACATTTTAACAGATTTCTGTAAAAAGCAGGCACACATTTTTAAAGAAAATTAGGGGAACATTTGGTTCCCCAATTTTTTCTTCGTATATTTACGTGTACAAACAATAAAAGTTATGACTCCAACATTTAAGAATTTAAAATTTAGACCCAAAAAGTACGATAAAAAATGTATCGGTGCTAGTTTGGAAGTAAAGGATGGAGTGTTTGTTTCTGTTGTAGCTGGTCCTGGGCTTTATAGTACACCAGGAGGATCAATTTCAGCAACTAAAAGAGAAGCAATGCCCGACTATCCAGACTCAAATGACTTTAGTTCATTTGAAGTAGCTGTCATAGACGAAAATAAGCCAGATGAATTTCAAGAATGGCAAGTCAAAGGATGGCAAACAAGAGAGAATATTAATCAAATAATAAGAGAAACAATTAAAAATTATGAGTAACGTAGAAATCAATATTGGTAGAGAAATCGACCTAGTAATTAAGCAAGCAAATAGATTTATTGCTTATAAAAATAAATCAAATACTTATGAACATTTTTGTCATGAATATCTTGAATTAGCAAATAAAAGTCAGCTAAAACAAAATTTTACATACATTAAAAAATGGCTAACGGAACAACAAAATGTTGATCCAAATGACTTTTTAAGTCAGATTTTAGACTTTGACAATCTGATTAGCGTAATTGCAGAACAAGATCAAAGTGTAACTAATGCTAAATATAATTGGGCTCAAACATATTGGAATGAAGCACAACAAAATTTAGACGCAACAGTATATTAATGAAGAAAAAAGTAAGACAATATAGGTCAAATCAAGGTAGATCACCTAAACAAATGAGAAGTAGTTACATAGGATTAGCTATATCAGGAATAGGGCTATTAATATGTTTTTTATATATTTTAATAACTAAATAATATGGCAGTAGAAAGACAGGTTTTGCATAATTGCTTTGATAAAGCAAAAGAATACTATAAATTAGGAGAACTAGATAAATCAAGAGATTATGCTGATATGGGAATTGCTTACGTTGCTGGAAAGAAATTTAATGAAGGTTATGGAGCAAAAGATTTAATTGAAGACGTTAGAGTAGAATTATGGTTAGAACGTTTTTGGATGCATTTAGAAAATAAAAATTTAATGTTATAATTATGGAAGAAAGTAGATGGTTTGGTGTAAAGGTCAATTTTAAATGGCCACACGATGGTTTTGTAGTAGGTTTTAGTTTAGACCACTATGATGAAACTGAGGATTTACCTTGGGAAAGTATAGTATTTAGAATAGCTTTTATTACTGTAATATATGATTATGGTTGGGGTGATGAAACTAAAGAAATATACAACAACCAATGATTATAGTAAAAGATTTATTAATAGGTATATCAGCATTTTTTATAGCTCATGTATTAACATTTTACCAATTAAATGGTCAGTTTTTAAAATCAACTGATTGGTTTAGAAATAATACTTTTTGGGTAGCAGCATTTGGAATTATATTATCCTATTTTTATATTTGGGGAACCAAATACACGGTTCAAGGTATGGATGGTTTATTATGGCCAGCTCGATTTGTAGGGTTTGGAGTAGGAATGATTATTTATGCTGCAATGGTTAATTACCATTTTAATGAAGGAATCAATGCTAAGACTTGGGTTAGCTTAGGTTTATCTCTATTATTAATATGTATCCAAGTACTATGGAAAGTAAAATGAAGAAAAAAGTAAAACGAACCTGGACAAGGGATTTGCTTAGAGCGATGGTTAGAGATAGACGTCTTACTCCAATAGAAAGAATGGCATCTAGAGTTGGTTATATGGGTGCAGGATTTTTAATGGCTGGGCAATGGACAGTTGAACCAGTATTATTTATTATAGGTTTTTGTTGTGTATTATTTCAAGTTACAGTACGCAGACAATGGAACCTTGTTGCATTACAATTAAATGGTTTAGTAGCTTGGACAATACACTTTTTTAGTAACTTATGAAATATTGGTTTTTGCTTTTGTTTTTATTATCTTGTAGTAGTGTAGATCCTATAGATGTAGATTGTGAAATAGCAAAACAACCAGATTTGGCTTGTATTGAAGTTGTAGATTTAGTTTGTGGTTGTAATGGTACTACGTATATGAATTCATGTTATGCCCTTAAAGATGGTATTATAAAAACAAGACCTCAAGCAATAGATAACCCAAATGATAAATGTAACCCATGGTAAAAGATCAATTTATTAAAATATTAGAAGTAGTAGAAAATGAATGTAAGAGGGGTTGTGAACAGTCATATTATGAGGAAGATAGAGATAAATGGGGTGAGTATCATGATGTAATTGTTAAATTTAAAAACGAATTAAAAAACGGAACGTTTAAATGATAAAAGGAGTTATAGCAGGAAATTTTGATGTGATGCATCCAGGTTATGTAGACATGTTTAAAGAAATGAAACAACATTGTGATATATTAGTTGTTTTATTACATACAGATCCTTCAATTGAGCGCCCTGAAAAATTAAAACCTATATTAAGTGTAGCTGAACGAATTGCTATGATTAAAGATTTAGGTTTAGCAGATGATGTTATTAGATACACATATGAAGAATCATTGTTAGAATTACTAACTATAGGTAATTTTGATATTAGATTTTTAGGTGATGATTATAAAGGCAAACCATTTACAGGTGATTGTTTAAAAACTAAAATTCATTATTTAGATAGAAGTCATGGTTGGTCTACCACTAAATTTAAAACGTTAGTAGCTAACAGTCTAAAAGAAGTAGATGAACGACCTTGGGGTAAATATGAAGTATTACTTGATGCTTGGAATGTTAAAGTAAAACGTATTACTGTAAACCCTTATAGTAGATTATCATACCAATATCATGATAAACGAAGAGAACAATGGACAGTAGTTAAAGGTAATTTAACTATAATTTTAGACGATGATAAAGTATTTAGATACCCAGGTGAATCAATTCATATTCCTATGGGAGCTAAACATCGAGCTTGGAACGAAACTGAAGAACCAGTCGTATTTATAGAGGTACAAACGGGTACTTATTTTGGTGAAGACGACATAATAAGAATAGAAGACGATTATGACAGATAAAATGAAAATAATTGATGAGATAGTTTTATTAAAAATGAGACATCCACTATCAGTTAAAGACAAATTAAAATTACAAAAGTTACAACAGCAATTAAACAATGGTAAAGATTGACTTACATGGCTTAACACATGATAAAGCCATTTTGAAAGTAGAAGAGTATGTTATAATGAATGAACTATGTAAGTATGGTTCACTCGAAATTGTAACAGGTAAATCACCTGTATTACAAGAAAAAATAATTGAAGAAGTACTTGATCCCAACAAATTTTCTTATTATATTCCACCACACAATGTGGGTATAATGATAGTATCAGATGATGAGATCTTGGGTCGTTAAAATTGATGATCAATTGCTTGAAGTAATTAGGGATTTTAACCCTAGTTATTTTGTAACAGATAAAAATTCAAACCAAATGAATCAAAAGTTAATTGGGTTGTGGGTTGAATATTTGGAATGTGATAGAGTAGTTAGAAAGGATAATAGGATCCTAATATGCAGAACAATTGAGGAACCAGAATGGGAAGACGTAAACTAAAAACATGTGCTTGGTGTCATAAGCCAACTACCTTACCAGAGGTATTTGCTGCTGATTCACCTATACTAGAATGGTTTGAAGAAAAATTAGAAAAATATTGTCAAAGTAATAATATAAGTAAAAAAGATATATGGGGAGCAGATGCTAATTGGGATAAAATTGAAATGACTCCTGAAATGGAAGCGGAATTACTTACATATGACGAATTATTAATATCAGTGAGTAGAAAAACAATATGTAAAGATTGCTTAGTTGAAGACCAAAAATTATGGAATAAATATTATGATAATGGTTTCAATGGTGATTTTGAAATTAATATAGAAGACCTAAGATGAAAAAACAATACGAATTACTTTACACTGAAATGGTAGGTGATAAAGAAAGACAAGACACTGTTATACTAGAAACAGATAATATTACCTGGTCAATGGAACAATTTGCCAGGAATAGACATATAATTAAAATGGATATAAAATCAATAAAATAAAGTTATGGATATAAAACATATATTAGTAATAAACATTAATAGCCCTTATGATTCAATTTTACCTAGATTGAATTCAATTCCAAATATAGGAGTAGTTAATTTTAATGTACTCGAATCTATTAATGGGTGGGAGTTAGAAAAAGGTGCACATTGTAAATATAATTATAAAGTAGCTGATTGGTGGAAAATGGAAAACAGTGAATATAGATTCCACAATAGAGATATTACACCAGGTGAAATAGGATGTGCTTTATCTCATTACGATGCAGTTCAAATCGCCTATGAAAATGGACATGAAAATGTTCTTATATTAGAAGAGGATTTTGTTCCATTAGATTTTCCAACCAAAGATATGTTTAAAGCATTACCAAGTGATTGGTCTATGCTTTATTTAGGTAGACATGCTAATTGGGAACCTGAAAGGGAAAAGAAAATGGGTGATCATTTAGTTAGAGTAGGTTATTCTTATAATAATCATGCTTATATGTTATCTAGAAAAGGTATGAAAGAAGTATTGGATTCAGGTTGGTTAAATAATTTAATTCCAACTGATGAATTTTATCCTGCTTTACATGGTACAACAGATAGATCTGATGCTCAAAAATTATTTTATAATAATAAATTTAAAGCATATTCATTTAATAAACAATATTTTAATCAAACATCAGACCCAAAATCTAATTCATTAACTGAATTTGAACCGGATAGTAGTAAAAAACCTGATTGGTTAGATGAATTTCAAGCGCAACGTAAAGTAAAACCTCAAAACGAGGTTATTGATAATAAACCACCTTGGATTAAAACAACAGGTAAAGCATTTAAAGCGAATAAAGAAGAACCAGTCAAGAAAAAAAGTGAATTTAAATCAGTAATGAAACCAAATAATGGTATATTAGATATTAGTGATTGGGATAGTTGGTGTAAAAAATACATTAATCCAGCTATATTAAATAAAGAATATGATTTAATTATAGATGAACCAGCACCTCATGTTTATGTGTTCCCATTTTTTACTAAAAAATTCTGTAAGGAATTAATTGAATTGGGTGAACAATTTGAATGGACAACTGATAGACATAAGTTTTATCCTACAACAGATAATCTACTTGAGGTATTAGGTATGGATAAAATTTATAATAAAATAATTAATGAACATGTTAGACCACTTGCAATAAATAGATTTCAATTAGAAGGTGACACTTGGAACCATTTAAGGGATGAATCATTTATTATTAAGTACCCACATGATCAACAAGCACACTTAAGTTTACATCACGATCATAGTAACATAACAACGTTAGTTAATTTGAATCCAGGTGAATTTGAAGGTGGAGGAACATATTTTCCTAAATTTAAATGTAATGTTAACCCTAAAGAATTTGGTGTAATGACTTTACACCCTGGTAACATAACTCATAAGCATGGTGCTAGAGCAGTTACTTCAGGTACTAGATATGTAGTAGTTTCTTTTATTAAAGGCGCAAGCCATACTTAGAATTATGATTATAATAGATGATTTTATCAAAAACGAACAGTTACTAAAGGATATTAGTAATGACGAACATTTCTTTGGACCAAATGGAGATTTTCATTGGTGGGGAGGATGGTTTAGAAACGGTGAAGAAAATGATGTACATGGTAGTCCAGAAGCAAATACACTTAAAAAACAATTGATTGAGGAAATATGGAGGTGGAATTCACCTTGGGATTTTCCTAGATATAATCCTTTATACTTAAGTGGAGTAGAATATTGGACTGGTGTTTACGGACCAGATAAACCAAATAAAAATTTAGGTAATCATTATGATAAAGATGAATTACACTATAAACGAACAGGTGAAATAGTTAGACCATTAATTGGAACAGTTTATTATCCTAAAGAAATGGATATTGATGGTGGTTATTTAGAAGTATTTACAGATGGAATAGATAACCCACCTGAAAGAATTAAACCAGTATACAATAGATTAATTATATTTGGAGCAGGAGAATATGTTCATACAGTAACTCCAGTTACAAGAGGGACAAGATATGCTATTGCAATTAATTTATGGTCTGAACCACCAGTTGCAGTTGCAGAAGGATTAATGACAATAGAGTAAATATGGAAGTAAACAATACATGGGCCAGATTTAGAAAACAATTAAATCAAACATCTGGTAACATGGCAGGTTTTAGAGGTAATGATGCAGTAAGAAAAATTCCATTGTATGAAGTACATGCTCATCCATTTTATATTGATTACGCTCATAGAATGTATGAAAACCAAACTCGAATAACTGCACCAGAATGGAAATTAGCTATGAGTCATTCAGTTCATGGTTATGTAGGAATGCATAAGTATTATTTCCTAGATAGTTTCAAATTAAATGATATTATTACTTCAGCTAGTCAAATGAAATGTAATCATCATTATTTTCATTATAATTTCTTAGCTAAACAAGACATTAGAGATTTTGATCACATAGTTGAATTAGGAGGTGGTTGTGGTGATATGGCTAAATTTATTAGGTATATGGGTTATAAAAACAAGTATACAATAATTGACTTACCAGAAGTATTACCAATACAAGAATATAATTTAAATGGTTTAAACATTAATTTAACTGCAGAACCAGTTAAAGGAGGTATAGGCAAAGTATTATTTATTTCAACTTGGGGAATGTCAGAGTGTCCTATTGAATGGAGAGATAAAGTAATATCAACAGTTAAACCTACTAATTGGTTAATTGCTTATCAACGTGAATTTGAAGGTATAGATAACGAAGACTATTTTAGTAATTTAGAAGGTAAACGATGGGACTTTCCTACATTATCATGGGATGGAGGTAGTCAATATATTTTAAAATAATGGACGGAAACGAAATAATTGATAGATTAAAGGACGTAAAAAAAGAAATATTAAACGTTAATTTAAAACAAGCAATGCATAAGATAGATTATATTATTGATGACATTTACATGTACAAAAATAACAGTTTATAAATGGATAAAATTAAAATATTAATTTACACAGGTTATTCTAATCCATATTGGAATCATAATACTTGGAATACCGAAGGTATAGGTGGAACAGAGTTTTGTGTAATTAAATTAGCCGAAGCGTTTGCTAGACTAGGACATTATGTTACTGTTTCGGGTGATGTATTAGAAGAACAAGCAAATGGGGTTGATTATATTCATTACACTACTTTAGGTAAATACCAAGGACCTATAAATAAACTAGATAAGAATAAACCAAGGGCGTTCCAACATTATAACTTAGTTATAGCAACGAATTATATTCATTACATTCGAGTATTAAAAGACCAAGGTGTATCATTTGATAAATCATATTTTTGGTTACACAATGATCACTTCTATGATTGGTATAAAGGTAGACACTTGCATAGTGGAGGTAAAAATTATTTTACGCATGAGAAAATGAATGGAATTGTATGTGTAAGTAAGTTACATAGTGATATAATGAAGGAAAAAGCATTCGAAGCTTTCGGCTACACAACATCAGAATCTAATACGTATATACGAAACATAGACAATGCAATTGATCCTAAGGATTGGAAAAATTATAAATCCAATACAGTAAAGGATAGAATAATATGGACCAGTTCACCAGATAGGGGATTGAAAGTATTATGTGATAATTGGGATGAAATTAAATTTGTTAGGCCAAATGCAGAATTAAATGTGTGTTGTCCTTCATACGCTAGTGATTGGAATAAACCTAATTTGGATCAGGATGGAATTAATTACATTGGTAGCCTATGTCCTTGGGATTTAAAACATCAAATAAGCGAAGCAGAATATTGGATATATCAAAGTGATTATTTGGAAACTTATTGTATAAGTGCTGTTGAAATGATGTTAGGTCGAGTTAAGTTAATTACTAATGGAGCAGGTAACATTAAAAACATTATAGGTGGAGGAGATAGAGGCACGATGATAGATAATAATCCAGATACAATAATTGATACGTTGGTGAGGGAAGATAGTGATAAGACACTCGCGTATAAGATGAATAAGAAAATGGATGAAGCCTATGCTTGGGCAATGACTCAAACGTGGGATGTTCGTGCACATCAATGGTTACAAATGTTTAACGAGCGTTAAAACCTGCGGTTATAGCCCTGGATTTAATTCGAAATGGTTGACGTTGTCTTGGCTCAAGAAATACAATTAATAACGTAATTCACGTGTTAAATCGAATGTAAATGGACAATGTTGAATGAATGTTTGCACGTATGTATCTTTGAATATACGTCTGTCCCAATATCTAAAAATAATAATATCAAACGATAGAAATAGGCTTATATATGACCTTTTACTGTGGTGTTATGTGTTTTGAAAATGAGGGGGTATTAACCCTTATTCGCCGCGAGCCAAGCCCTTTCGACTTACCTTAAAGTATATATGAACAATTGTGAAATATGCATTCACCACACGTGAACATTAGGTGAACATTGAGGATATGTTAAGGAAACATTGGTGACATTGAAGATAATACAATTCAGCTAAAACAATACATGAAAAATTTGGATACCGTAGTGGAAATTCGTATATTGGTGGTGATGAAAGTGATGGTCCCGTAGCGGACATGGAACGAAACTACGACGGTGGGAACTTACCCCGCGGTATGGACTTATTCTCTATCCATATCTTAATACATTATTCTTAATACCCGTGACTATAAATATTTGGCACTGGCACCTTCTACACATGACACTTATATGACGCTGGGTACTATATTATTTATTACTTATTTATCCCCACCGGCGGTATACCGTACGCATTATTATGTATTTATCCCATGCGCGCTACTGTCCATATATGCGTGGATGCCGGAGAAAAAGGTTG